CCCTGTTCACTGTCTTCACTTCCAAGTTTAATTTGCTTATCATTTGATAATACTTTAAAATCGAATTGAAATACGAACAATTGTTTACACAATGTTGAATACTCCTTCTCAAGGTACTATTCACTTCAATCTTAAAAATCCGTCACAGGCCTCACAAAATGAGATAGATAGAATTCATGACGCACAACTAACGCGCAATCTGCTCAGCGCATATCGTCATAACTATTACATCAGTGATATAGATTCCAAGAAATTGCAAGATCTATTTCACCCTATACTCGTTTTACAGGAAGTTGGTACAAGACATCTAACACATTCAACACATGTCATACCAAGAATTCTAGATGATTATTCGAAAGAATATCATAAGAGGCTTATCGATAAGTACACCAAAGCTGGTTTGACAACCATAGCCATTGGTGATTATGAAGAATTAAAAACACATCACTCTTGCAATTTTTACAATAGCAATCGAGATTTGAAACGCTTAATGGACAGAAACTTAGGTAGCACCGCAGATGAAATTGACCGCATTTGTATCGCCATGGGAGCTCGCTCTCACAGATGCATTAACGGTTCACAGTGGTGTTACTATCCTGCACAAGTAGCTTTTCTACATCATTCTTCATATGACATGACCCTCGATACTGTGGCGGCGATTTTTAACAATCATGGCTTATTAGTAATGGAAATAGCACATTTCAGCCCTCCTGAAATATTAGATGGACGTTATGGTTTGTTTAACGATGGTACGTATAGCGTATTCATTGAAAAAGACAAAACTATAATTTCGTTTAACGATAGTTCTATTAATTATTCCCATGATACCAAAAACTTGCAACGCTGGGCAAAGTTTACCTCTATAGATCTAGGATGTTATTCACTAGTCAGAGAAACTTACAGAACAATCGGCTACTTGCATTTCACACGCATAACTCGTGTTCATAACACATTACGCAACCCACCACTTAAACTTAAAACATTCTTTAACGGGGAATGGTTTAAAGCTCAGTGGAATGATGAAAAACAATATTGGGCTGACGTATTTCGCATGTACCACGTAGATCCTGATCAACATTATATGCATTCTGAGTTGAACAATAAACTTAAGGATTATGTATTGATTCCATCAATCAAACATATTTTGTTAAATAATTTCTTGATAAACCTTAACAAGGTTAAACATCATTTAGTACCACGCGATTTCGCAACGAAAGTTGTTGGATACGGTAGTCGTGCTCATGATGACTCATTGAAATATACTGAACTGTTCACCTATTGTTCGGCATTTACTCGGGATATTTATATCGGCAAAGACAAAATTTATTCAAAAGCTTCCATGTCCGCCGAAGTTATGCATGACGTTACATTATCATTATTCATAATAGTGGCAAACCACCGCGCAGAAAGAACCCAATTAATCAAAGAGTGCTTCGCACAATTAAAATCTGAGCAGAACGCGGGTTGGTTCACTAAATCATATCACAAACTTAAAACTTTCTTTCATCGCAATAAAGATCTAGTTTTCGAAGAAAATTCGTTTCTTCGTAATCTTCGCATTAAAGAAGCCACGCTTAGACCATGGCAATACAGACATAGGGCAAGACCGTTAAAAGAAGAGCTTGCGTTAATTAAGAAAGGACTTCCGAAAGGATACTTCTTCTCTTTGACTGACGCTGCAATACCTAAAGTGCCCCTACGTTCTCCTGCGATACCGGATTGGAAAGCTCCGGTTAAATATAGAAAACGAACATACTTTGGTGAATCTGACACCAGTAGTAGTAGCGATGAAAGTGACTCAGATGAACTATCCGATACCGAAAAACCAACGATAGACTTAACTAAGAAACCGACCACTAATGCATTTGAAGAAGAGATCGATTCAAATGACGATGATGAAGAAGTTCAAAATCATCATCGTAATTTACCAAACCCAACAGCGCCAGGTAGAGATACCGCTGAGCGCGCAGAGGAAGGTAATATAGATGATGCATTATTTGGTACAAACAATGATCCTAATCCTACTATGAAACCAGTTGTTGACAACAATAACCGCGTTAGGAATCATGCAGTTATGTCTGACTATGTTGGTGATTATGTCAAATTAATTTTTAAACAGAATATTTTATATGTTAATTGCGCTAACCACAATCTCACTGATGGTGCTGGACAAGCTAAGGCTTTCAAGGCACTGTTAAAATCTTACGGTTTACGCGATTATCGACAAGACGTTTACAAACTTGCAAATTGCGAGTTTGCTGATCAAAACGTCGCTTTTTATAAATTGATACTTAATGGTTATGTGTTAAATTTTTGTTTAGCTGTAGCTGTCGATCTTAACGACGCTCAGAAGAAAATAAATGATGCTCATGATGTTTTAGTTAATATCATTGGACGAATTAATCAATATTCAAAACAAAATAATCTCATTGCACATTTACCATTAATTGGCACTCAGTTATTTAGAAACCCAATAGGTTGTTTCGTTAGTGCTTATAGGTCTTGTAACCCTACCAATATTTCATTGTGCTTTTTAAACATAGAAGAACAGACGATGTATTACAATTCACTTGCTTGCAAATGTTTTGTTGCACCTTACGTCAACTACGCTATACCAATGGATATAAATCCTTATTTTGGAGGTGTTTATGATCATACTAAATGCGGCTTTTCAGCTGCAAATTTAGCACTTTTAAATAATCTACAAGCACCAAACAACGAAACCAACGACGTTGTTCTAAATAACGCAACTGGCGACTTTATACTGCCAGAATTACCACACAATCCTGTCGTTTCTACTAATACAAACCCAACTTTAACAGAAACTGTCATTGAGGAAGAAGTTGTCCAAGAACGAGAGTTTTTAAGTCTAGATAACATTCCTGATAAAAGAAAAGAATTTAAGCTGAAAATGAGAGAATTAGCTTATGAGGCAATGGTTAGATTTAAATCTAAAGAAAACCGATCACTTCTTATCAATGACACTGAAACTGTATTAGAAGAAAAACCACCAATTAAACCAACCAACACAAACGTTTTAGTTGAAGAACCAGTTGTTAAACCTGAAGACGCACCACGACCTCAAGTCGTCGACAAACCTGACATCATGAAAGAATTTGGTAATAACTATCTTCGTCGTGATGTTGGAATTAACATAAACACCGCTGATTCTGATGTTGAGAAATATGAAGCAGAAATCAATAGAAAACGAATTCGTGAAGCGGATGGCACCTTACATTCTATTCGTGATATGCAACGCATTTTTACTAGATTGTGCGATGCCGTACGCAAGTTACCATTCGAACAAACTAAAGATTGCACCATAGCTCATCACAACAGTCGTTTCCCATCTTTTAAGTACGATGAAACATCAATTAATGTGTTGGCTAATTACTTTGGCTTCGATAAACGTATTTGTATCGTCCCACGTAAAAATTTGAATATTAGGCACAAAAATTTTGGTTACAATAGACCTAAAGAATTCAGAAATGTTTTCTCACCTAACAATTGTCTTATTGAAGCCATATACTTATCTGCAGGTATTAACATGCCAATTAGTGAGTATTACGCACTTTTAGCTTATAATTTAAATATGGATGGTTTAACTATCGACGAAATCGACGATTATCTTATTAGAGGTAATCTGGAATCTCAAGCATACGAAAACGTTAGTAGAATTTTATCAAACCTTGGTATATATTACAATTGTATCAATCTTAACGATGTAATTATACATGGTATTAAATATCCAAAAGGGGGTATTTACATGAAAAATCACAGTGGTAAAATACCTAACGCTCCCATCATTTATTGGACAGGTACACCAGACGGCAAGCAAGGACACTTTTTCTACCAGACACATCTTAAAGGTTCTGCAAAAGACAAATTCGCTCCATTATTTATGCGTATTGCCGCCCGTAATGTCCCACGACGCACATTTGTTGAATTATCTTGCGCTCCAGGTGCTGCTTTAAAAATAATATCTGGTATGGAATATTTTAAAGATACTAAATTTATTGGTTATCATTATGAGAAAGGTTTGCCTTTGGATAAAGATATTCCAGCCAATATTAGTATTATACCATACAAAACTTATTCCGAAATTCAGAAGAAAGGTGATATCGTTTTTTGCGATGCTGCAACCAAACAAAATTCTGAAATGTTTATCAAAGACCTCATACCAATCGCTATACGTAATACCGTAGTTGGTGGTACTACCGTTATTAAAACTTTCGGTAACCCATTTACGCTTTACGAATTAGTTAATCATTACGATGATTATGAAATAGTATTGCGAGAAGGAACTTTGGAACGATATTTCATATTGTACAACAAGCATAACGCACAAGATGGTAAACTTACCTTTGATAAAGTGTATGACGAAACTTTTCTACGAGAAACATTTCATTCTATGAACATCTCTTCATCTCGTATACAAGAATTTTACAAATATCATTTTCGTGACATCACTACCGGCCAGAATAAAGTTATACCAGCAGACAAGATTAAAGATTGCTTAGTAAAGTTTAACGCGATCACAGGGCACGCAAGTGCTGCTAAGACATCATCAGTGCAAAAATCTTACCCACAAGCATTATGGTGTGCACACTCT